GTGGAGCCACCATGTATGGGGTGACGCAAGCAACATATAATGCGTGGCGGCGACAAAAGAAGAGACCTTCTCAAAGCGTAAAGAAGATATCCAAAGCAGAAGCGAAAGAACTATACAACGAATTGTATTGGGAAGCAGCTTCATGTCATAAACTCCCTTGGCCTATTAACTATCTGACGTTTGATGCGGCGGTGAACTCAGGTGTAGGCAGAGCTGTTCGCTGGTTACAACAGGGTATTCATTGTTCGCCGGATAGTAAGGTTGGACCGGCAACTGTAGAGGCGGCACGTAAGGTAGTAGCTGAGGGTGATACAACTGCTCTACTAGGTATCGTAGATGCTCGCACTGCTTTCTTAGCTCGGCTAGTTCAGACAAAACCTTCGCAAGCTGCATTCTTGTTGGGGTGGTGGAGAAGGACCCAGCGGGTTCTTGTCCGGTCAATTCTGGAGTCATAGTATGGGTATCCCTATAATCTCTGATATCTTCGGGACTATTCTGAGTCCTGTGAAAGACATAATTTCTGAAGTCGTTGTAGACAAAGACAAGCGAGACCAAATAAATCTTCAGCTTGCCCAACTACAGGACCAAGCTCAGGCTCGTCTTGATTCTCAACTTCAAGCTCAGATAGAAGTGAACAGAGTTGAAGCTGCATCTGGGTCAGTGTTTGTTGCTGGGTGGCGTCCAGCAATAGGTTGGGTAGGGGCGGCTTCTCTTGCGTACTCATTTATCCTGTCTCCTTTCATTGGCATCTGGGTACGAGACTTGCCTGCTATTCAGTACGAGTACTTGATGACCATCATTACTGCGATGCTTGGCATCGGTGGTATGAGGACCTTCGAGAAGGTTAAAGGCGTCAGTACTAACACTACCAAAGACGTCCCTAAGCGACCGGAACCTCCAAGCCCTCCCGTAGTAGAGAAGGAGAAGGAGGAGCCACCTAAGAAGCCTCACCGCTGGCAGAAGATATAACAGGAAAACCCCGCTAGGATTTCTCCCGGCGGGGTTTCTTTTTGTCTAGCGTCTACCGGACTTCGCAATTACTTCCGGTGCAGGCCAGCTCTTGGCTGCCGGTTGTATTATCCTCAGTCTCATAGAAGCGCATATCGTCCCAGTTAATAGCAGGGAGTGGATGCTTTAGAATCCAATCCTCATACTCTTCTTTGGTGACTTCTTGATATGGAGCCTGTTTGTAGGACCCCCCGTCGTGTGGCAGAAAAGAGACACCCGATAGCGTATCGAAGTTCTCGTATACCCAAGCCCCGACACTGAGCCATTCGTCTTCCTTGACGTTGATCGTAGCACTCGGCTTATGCTCACACCAATTGTCTTGAAGAAGTTTCCACAACTCAAGAGACTTAATTGAGTCAAGATCGTCACGGGTTACCGACCCTTCGGGGGAAGCGATGGGAAAGAAGAAAACAGACGTCGAATGTTCAGCCATAACGTCTGGCTCCCAATATACCCCAGCGTCCTTAAGAAACACCGTGAGAGGGTCCTTATTATCAGCCCGGACAGTGCGCAGATAGTAAAGGCTATGACGAGGATGAAGGCCAGAAGCACTGTTAACGAGCTGACTAACAGTGCCAGAAGGTTTGACGCAAGTAGTGGCGACGCTTGGAGCAATTCCCAGACGTTCTGCCCACTCTTTGTTCGTGTCAACCACGACAGCCTTGAGCTTTTCGAGGATATCCGGGTCTCCAATAAGTCCGAGGTTATCGCAAACGCCTGTAAGAGACACTCCGAGTAGGCGCTCTTCATTACACGTATCCTTCCATATCTTCCTTAGGTATCTGAAGTCGGTAAAAGAGGACTGTATCGTTCCGAGAATTGCCGCAATGCGAACCTTGCGTTCGAGATCGTCCCTCGTATCTCCTGCTCTAACCACAACCTCGGAAAGGTTACAGAACTGGAAAGGTCGGAGTATAATTTCAGAACACGGGTTAGTTCCGTAATCAAAATTGCTATCTCGTCTTCCAGATCGGGCTGCGATATTTTGGCACGCATATCTGGAGAAGAGTCCGGGCTCTCCTGACTTACTGGCATACAGTTCCTCCCATTTCTTCATAAAGAAGCCGATGTCAGGACGACGGTTGTCGTAGACAGCGGAGTTATTTGCTAGACGCCTGTGGCCACTAGCCTCCCACCACGCCCCGGTCTTGGCGGTAGACATCCGGTCATCAGTACAATCAAACAGTGAAATCATAGCAGAGCGGCGTACACCACCGACAACAACGATATCGGCTATCTTGCACATCAAGTCGTGGCACTCAAGACTAGTTAGCCTACGTCCTGCTGCGGATTGAAAGAGCCCACAAGCGAACTTAAAAAGGTCGACCAAAGGCTCGGGTCCAGAAGCACGGCCTCCAAAAGTTCTAAGTCGTGCGCCTTTATGCCGCACTCGGCTAACATCCCAGTGGGGGAGTTGACCTGCAATGAGTAGGGATATAAGCTCTCGAAAGGATTTAGCCCATCCCTCTTTACTATCTGCAACAACAATGACCGTATCGGTGGGTTCAAATCGTTCGGAGATTCTTGGGAGTTGGTCGACATATTTACTCTCTACTGAAAAGCCTACCCCTGTTCCGCACAACAGAATGTACATCGCCTCGTCGAATGAGCGAGGGCTGTCGACAGGGAGGTAGGCACAATTATACGCCGGGACGTGGCAGCGATCGAGGGCGGGTCCTGCGGTCATGAGAGCCCGCATACTGGGCATGACTTCTAGGTTGTAGATCGCGTCATGGAGTTCTTTTGTCGGGAACTCTCTCATGTCTTTCGCTATAACCCCGCAGGACTGGACGTCCTCTACCTTCTCCAAGACTTGGTTGAAATAGTATTGTACCAAGCGGCTTACAGTTTCGTCCCAGTTCTCTCTGCGGCCCTTATCTTCCAGCCATCGGGCGTATCGGCTCTTGAAAATAAACTCTTCGTACAGGGACGGAAAGGGACTAGTTGGCATTAATCTTGGCCTCCTCGGGGACGTTAGCAGGTTGGAGGGGCCACGGCAACGCCATAGGCTCAGAGGGTATAACCATGTCGCCACACCCGACTACCATAATCTGGTGGGCGATTAGACCGGAGTCGTTGTCCTGTATAAACTCAGTCGATATCTGTACCCGTGGGAAAAACTTAATGAACGCCTTCAGACAGTCGGAGTCTGACCACTCTTCAATCTTCTTCGCCAGCTTGTCGCTGAACTCTTTATCTTTTTTACTCACTAAAAATCTCTCCTTACTCGTAGAAGATTTGGAACTCAGGGTAGTTCTTACGCATGACGACAGCCGTTGCATGTTCGGCACAAGCGCCGGGTGAGGACTCCCAGCCTCTCAGCATATAGATGGCGTCTCCGTTAAGGATTTGTTTGATATCCCACTCGAAAGCCTCGCGGAAATTGAAGGTACCTTTAGCGATAGCCAGTGCCGTATCTCCGCCTGCCTTTGCCTCAGTATCATCATAGCCCATTTCTTCGTCTTTGCGGGCCGGGTTCTTGACGATCCACCCCATGCTTGAAAGCGCTTCCTCGGCGCTAAAGAAAGCTGGATAATTCCAGTCAGGGATGCCGGACATAGGCCCGGCGATGTAAATCTGTTTACTAGACATAGACGTCTCCGTTCTCTTCAATCTTCTTGTCTTCATACGGGGCTATCATACGACGATACATCTCTAGCTTGGCGCATTCGAGGACGCCGATCACCTCGTTAAAGGCGGCATAGTCTGCGCCATGCCCCAAGTACCTTAAGAGGGTAGAGGTGATTACGAAGTTCAACTCACCTGCGTTATCAGGATCAATGAACCCGCTTGCCAGACCGTCGCGATCATACTTTATGTACGGCATTCACGCTCCTTCAGTAGTAGCTCTAGCCTCGCGAGGGCGTTCCATGCGGTGTGAGCAGCGTGTAGAAGTCCACTATCAGGGTCCAGAACTTCTCCCTTTCCTTCGTATCCAAGGTGTCGTACCAAGGCATCAGAGTAGCGATTGTATCCATCGGGGACGGACTCCCATCCTTTCCAAGCGTATTTAGAAGCTCCGAAAGCGGACACCTCGGCAACAGCGCTAATTGCCCTAGGGAAATAAGCAATTGCCCCGCGATATACTGGAGACTTTCCTCCGTCATATTTGATCGCGCCCTTGCCAACGTCCTCCGGACTGTCATTTGTAAATTCCTTAGTCATAGCTTCAATCGTTCTTTCTATGGCGCGTAGCTCGCCCTCAGTCTCATACGTCAGAATCATCGTGAAACTCTTCGGCGTCAGCGCCTAACCAGAAATAGTACAACATCATCCATACCTCCTCATCCGTACACGCCTACTTCATTGATAACAAATAAACCTTCGTCCTCTAGCTCTTGGACTGTTTCGGATGCCCCGGAAGACTTCAACGCCTCCTCGGCCCACCCGTACAAGTCCTCATGATCTCGGAAAACTTTCAGGTCTTGACCTATGTCATATTCGCAATCTATAGAATAGACCGTATCAATCTTAACGACCATTTCGCATTACCTCCTCAAGCAGCTCGGCATTCTCTTCAATCAATTCAGGGAAGGCTGCTATAATCTCATCACTATCGATATCAAGGAGATCGGCTAACTCCCAGCCATAGAAGCGGTCCATGACTCTTTTCTTAAACTCGTCGTCTAGCACATTATCTCCTTCCGGATAATCCTGCGCAAAGCTTCCCCTAGTGGTCTAAGCGACTGGAGCTCTTTTTCCTGCCGTTTAATGAGGCCTATGGCCCCAGTAAGAGCTACTCGTAACTCCTCCTTGGTTCGCGCACTTTCCGCTACCATTAACGTGTTCTCGTAGTTCCAAGAGCAGCTCATTTAATCTTCTCCCTTACGCCCTCGGCCCAAGAGCCGCATGACTGGCACTGGACTCGTTGGATGCGGAAGTGCTTCGTCCTACGATACCCCCGGCTTTGGACGTGGTTCGATCCGCAAGCACCACATTCTTTCTTAGTTGCTCCCAGGTGTGGGTGATTTGGCATGTATGCTCGGAGACGTTTGTAGAGCTTCTCAAGAAGTCGGACATCTTGGATACAGTACTTCTCCATCTTCGTTTGAGCTTTTTCCTCCCCATTCATAACGTCCTTCCAGAGGTCAAACCCCTCGTGCTTTATCTTAGCTCCGACCTTGAACAGGGGACCGACAAAAGCCAGCTTGTTCGAGATGAGTCCCAGCTTCTTCACTGATTTAAGGACGTCGATGCTTGTTAGTGGCGGGAGAGGGGGCAGGCCGTAGAGGGCGAACTCCCCATTCAGTTTCTTGAGATCGAACGCATCACCGTTGTACGTGATAACGGCGTCAGCCTCAGACATCATACCATGGATTTGTTGAAGCATGTGCAGCTTTCCGTAGTCCCACTCGGAGAATATGAAAGTCTCGTGCTTACCGACCCACTTGGCCCCTACACAAAGGATGCCGCCGTTGTCTATGATCTGGTTAAGGCCGACATTCTGGTCCCACAGTCGCCACACGTAGGCAGTAACCGGAGCTGTCTCAATGTCCAGCACCAATAGTTTTTCGTCACTTGTCATGATCTTTTTATGTTCCTTTATGTCCACCACTCCTCGGGGATGCACTCTCCTTCTGACCAAGGAAAGCCATGGCGTTCTGCCCACTGCCAGTACATCAAAGAATTAGGACTTTTGGTTAGTCGATTATTAGCTCGTTGAAAAAGCAGTCGAATGTCAAGGTTCGGATTTTGTTTCTTAACTCGGAGCATTTTCGCTCTAGCTCGTGCGTCGAAATACCCTTTACATTCAACGTAAATCTCTCCCGGAAGCCGGAGATCGGGGATATACCGGGCAGGTGTAGTGTAAGCAATAACGGGTTCTTGTGGTTCATAGTCCACAAATCCTCGTTGATTATCTGGGATGTTTTCATACACCCTCTTTTCAAAACCTGATCTAAACTTCATCGTCCACTCCCGCTATGCCTGTTATCTCCGGTACATCTGGCGTCTTAGCCACCGTCGCAAGAAAACGCGGGCCCGTGGAGTAAAGGAATGTGCGAAGATTGGGATAGCAACGATACTTATGACTGCAGTAAGAGCAGCCAGTAGGAAGCCGCATATTACCAGACTTACCATCAGGAACAGGTTGATAACAGCGCTCCGGAGGTTCTTCATGGGCTATGACTTCCTTTAGATGTGCGATACGTTCGCCGGGTGGATGGTGATCGATAACGATCCGTGACAGAGGGGTGACACAGATGTCGCCGTGTACCTTATCGTTAGCCAGCCAAGCGGCGGGCTTACCGGGGGTAAGTACTGTTGCGTATCCGGCTAGCTGATGGACATACCCGAACGGATCGTCTTGGACTATTGTTCCTTCGCTGAACTTTTTGTATCCGAAAGGAGACGCTGACTTGACGTCCACAACTGTTCCATCAATGATCGCGTCAATGTGGCCCTTGACACCGTCGACTTCAACCTCAGCTTGTTCTTCTCTGACATCGTGACCTGCCTCCCTAGCAAGGAAAAGAAGTAGTTGTTCGATAATATCTCCGTACAAGAACTTCATGTACGTCTTAGGTACTAGCGGCTCTTTCGTTCCTTCTTCGGGGTGGGCGTCGTACCAGATTTGTCTGTCCGGACGACCCAGAGCGGAAAACCGAAGGGGGGACTCGGGGGCTTTGTAGGCTCGGAGTCGGGAGCGGAGGA